TTGTAAATGGGCAGACATTTACAAATGATGATATACAGGTATTTAGGAAACTTATAGTATGTGGATCATTGCCTGATAGTAGTACTAAAAGAATTCCACATTATATTGACTTTGGTAATTCATATTCTTTTACTAAAATTTATGGTTGTGCTACGAATCCAATTGATCTATTTGGAATTCCTTTACCTTATGCTAGTGCTACATCAGTTAAGAATATAGAATTATATGTAGATCAGAATGATGTAGTAATTACAACTTCAGCGACTTATTCACAATACACTACGACATATGTAGTTTTAGAATATATAAAGCAATAAAGGAGGTATAATGGCAAACGCTGGAAGACTAACGACAAAACAAGTTAAAGCAGAAGCTCAATCACGCGCTAAGAATCAAAAATCTGCTCTTGGTAAACAGCAACAACAAGCAATCGCTCAAGCTCAAGCGACAGGAACACCAGTTCCTTTTGGAACTCAACCTAAAGCATCATTCTTTAAATCAACTGAAGCACAACCCGTATCAATTAATACGAATACACCACAGCAACAACAGATATTACAATTATTATCATCATTATTGCCACAAGGTTTACAAGGTCTTAATATACCAGGACAAGGATCAAGTTTTGATGCAATCGAAAATAGAGCCAGAACCAATTTTTCTAAAAATGCTATACCTTCATTAGCTAATAGATTTGCTGGTATAGGAAATAGTGGATCCGCATTAAGTTCTCCTGATTTTTTAAGTGCATTAAGTGGATCTCAAGCTGAATTAGAAGAAGCTCTTGCTGCTTTAAGATCTCAACATGGAATACAAGAACAAGGTTTACAATCGAATAATATATTCAATCTTTTAACTGCAGGACTTCGTCCTCAATTTGATTATGGTATTGCACCTGGACAGAATTCAGGACAACGTAATATTTTTGAATCTGTCAAACAACCTCTTATTAATGCTGCTATAGGATATGCAACTGGTGGACCTGCAGGTGCTGCTTTAGGTGGATTATCAGGATTGGGAATAGGTCAACAGCAACAACAACAACAAGGATTTATTTCTGGATTGGGTGGTAGTGGCGTAACGCAAGGTAATTCATTTGGATTTACGAATAATAGTCAAGCGCCATTCTCAGTCCAAGGTCTTTCAGGTCAACCATTAGGATATAATGATATTTTAAATTCTATATCTGCTGGATATGGCGGACGATAAAAGGAGATATTATGGCAAATTTTTTAGGGATGTTACCTGGTAGAAATAGTTTAGCATCAAATATTGGTTCTGATATTGGACAAGTTTTACAAACATTAGCATCTCATAAAACCAATCAAATGCAGACCAAGCAATTAGAAAGAGTTGGATTTCCAAAAGAACTCGCTTCTATTTTTCATACTTTAAGCCCGGATGTTCAAAAAGGTATTTGGAATCAAATTAATCTATCAAATATTGGATCACAACAGCAGCAACAAGAATTTGCTCCAGAGCAGTTTCAGCAGGCGCAACAACCTACTTATACTCCAGCGCAAGAAAATGTTTTACGATCAATTCCAGAATCTGCGGCTCGTAATAGATTAGCTCAGCAGTTCCAAACTGAGAATCGTCAACAGAATTTAACTACTGAACCATCTCAACGTATTGGTCAAGCAGCTGCGCAACAGCAGGCAGTCCAAGCGGCTCAGCCTCAAAACAAAAGCATATTTAATGCACCGGTTGATAAGCTAGGTGAGCAGAAAGCATTAGCTGATTATAAAGATCAACTTGGTGCTGCTCGAGAACAACAGAAATTAGAACATCAGGATGTTAAAGAATCTAAGCAATGGCTGAAAGATACTAATAAGAAGACTAAGGCTGTTAAAGAGAATAATACTCGACTAGACCGGATGGAAAAATTAGTTCGAAGTGGTAAACTTAATTCTGCTACATTAGCTGCAGGTCTTGATACGGTTTCTCATGGTTTGTGGGGAGTAGGTATCAACTTAAAGAGTTTATTAAGTCCTGAATCACAAGAATTTGAAAAGCTATCAAATGATATGTTAAGTGGAATTCAAGATATGTTCGGTTCTCGTATTTTAAAAACAGAAGTTGATACATATCTGAAAACTATTCCTACATTATTACAAAGTGATGCAGGTAAAATTGCAGTTATTGAAAATCTAAAACTATTTAATGAAGCTAAGATAGCACAAGACAAAGCTGCAAAAGATATAATTAAAGAAAATGGCGGGAAAGTACCACCAGATCTTGAATTAATGGTAGATGATAGACTTGATGGATATCTAGATGAACTTCATGATAAATTTGTTAATCAACAACATACACCAGTGCCAACAAATGGAACTAAAACAAACAACTTTCTTTCACTAATAAACAAAGTTCCATTTGTTAAATAATAAAGGGCCCGATCGGGCCCTTATTCTTACTTAGTAATATTATTTCGTTCAGGACGATATAACATATAATCTGTATGTACATCTTTAGGAACATATTTTTTAGGTTTTGGACTAACCACAGGACATGTTACATGCCTTATAATAGGTTGGGTTGAATTATCTTTTAAAGAAACATTTATCTCTTCATGAGGTAATACTGACATCATAAGACTTAATAGTAACATAATGGTTGATCTTTCGAACTATCCTAACAATGGTTTAACATCAATTCCAGATTCTTCCTGGACTACTTTTTCTATAATTCCTTCAGCAAGTTCTTCTTGAGGAGTTGATCCAAAATATAATTTGATACCAATACCTGCAATAATTGCTACAACTAATATACCATATTTAATCATATCTGTCATTATCATAATATTCCTTTATTTAATTTTACTCTCATCGTGATGAGTGTGTATATTAATTTTAATATCTATTTCGGTATCAGTATCACTATCTCTTGACTTAAGTTGCTCCATGACTATTTCTTTCATGTGCTCCATAACGGTATCATCAATCGTATGCTCTATCTGATAGAAAGGGACGGGCGTATTAGGCCTTGAAGGAGGTATGGGCTGTTCATGTTCTTCTCGTTCTATAACTTGAGGTTGGTTATAACATCGGCATAAAGTTAAACTACAACCTCCAACTGATGCTGACAATCCTACTATCAGTGCAATTATATTTATCATGATTACCTCCTTAATAAAGACATCAAGATCAATATATTATTATATATTAGAAGAATTCAATAATATATAAAACTCCATCAGTCCCATTACCACCACTACCTGACGTCGTTCCATTAATAGAACCACCACCACCACCTCCAGTTGCCCCAAATCCTGCGCCATTGCCACCATTACCGGCAACAGCTCCTCCTGCTGTAGATTGTCCACCACCACCACCACCGCCTAGACCTGCTACCATATATCCTCCCGATGGAGTATAAGATGCATTAGAGCCATTAATAGTTCCGCCTGATATACCACCATTAGTTGTAGAATACAATGTGACGCTATTATATGTTATTGATCCTCCTGTACCGCCAGCTTGAGGAGTTCCTGAATTAGCTCCACCACCACCACCTGATGTACCACCTGTGAAAATAGGACCTGTATTAGGTTGTCCATTACCTCCAGCGGTTAAACTTCCTTGACCTCCAGCCTGTCCAGTTGTAAGACCTGTATTTTTATCAAATGGTGCTGCAGTAAGTGCCGAAGCTGTATTACCACCTGCAGAACCATTTGTTCCACCTGCTGGATTTAATGCATTTTGAGTTGTAGATAGATTTCCAATAGATGTTATATTACCCAAACCTCCCATATTTCCATCACTATTAGTTGAGGATTGTGTTAATCCACCAGTCCCTTTCGTGCCGATTGTAATAGTTTCTGATGAATTAAAAATAAATGATGGTACATGAGGAAAGAATATATATGGGGAAGCACTAGCTCCAGCTCCTCCACCTGCAGCAGTATCACCTCCCTGTCTTCCTGATCCTCCTCCACTTCCACCATTAATACCAATTATAAATACTGATTTAGTTCTTACATTGATATTCCAAGTACCAGATGAGGTGAAGGTAGTTAAAATACAAGAACCATTTATATCATTTTGAGTTGCCATAAATATCCTTTATTAAAACCATTCATAAATTCTTATTTCGCCTCTGAAACCATTACCACCACTGCCTGATGTAGTAGCATTGATAGAACCACCACCACCACCAGCTCCTCCACCTAAAATAGCATTAGCTCCATTACCCGCAACAATACCTGTAGATTGTCCTCCACCTCCTCCACCTCCTGTTCCTAAAAAAGGATATCCTACAGGAGCAGATGATATACTGCTTCCTTGCTGTCCATCAATAGTACCTGATTCTATTCCTCCCGCTCCTCCCGCGAGTATGGTATTAAGATTTACATCAAATTTTGGCGCTCCATTAGCTGCTTGACGTACTATTAAAGTATTTGCTCCAGAACCACCACCTCCTGGACATCCTGCTAATATTCCCGCATCTGTAGAATTAGGTGTAGTCGATGTTGAAGATGATCCACTACCACCAGCCACTAATGCAATTGTACTAAAAGCTGTATTTGTCGAATAAATTCCTTGCCCTCCTCCAGCAGCAGTAGTGGTAGTTCCTCCAATACCCCCTGTATTATTATTTGATGCAGAAAATAAATTTGCTCCTAAAGATGTATTTCCTGGAGTTCCGCCCGTATTTCCATTTGAGCTTAGACCTCCTTGAGTTAATCCTCCAGTAGCTCCTGATGCAATTGTTACTACTTCTGATGATCCAAAATAGGATGCTATACTATTATAATAAATTAAAGCTGGTGTTCCACTTCCACCACCACCACCTGAAGAACCACTATTGCCTTGTCTTCCAGATCCAGCTCCAGCTCCAGCTCCTATTATTATTAATGTTACAAATAATGTTCGTGGATCTTTATGCCAAGTATCTGATCCTGTATAAATTGTTAATTTAGATCTATTATTTATATTATTATGAGTTGCCATTGTAACTCCTTATTCACCTGCTATATTTTGGGCCACTACCGAATCCATATCAGCTTGTAGTTCTGCAACTGTTTTATCTTTATCTGATTTACCTAAACGATTAGAATGAATCGAAAATTTATCTTTTTGTTCATCATATAAATCGCCATTTCCAATCCATTTTTCTATTGGTAACATTATGATACCTTGTGGTGGAAGCCATTCAGCACCACCCCATACAATAATATTTTCTATTTTATCATTGCGAACTATAGCAAAATCTATAGCATGCATATTTTTTTCATCTTCAGGTTTAGGATTGGTACGATTATAACAATCTACTTTTTGTTTACCTGTAGGATCAAATGGTTTAGAAAAATCATGATTAATATCATGATATGCTATGATTCCACCAGGCAAAGTATATTTAAAGGGACATGCAATGATAACTGCATGTGTCATACCTAATTGATTAACTAATACATGTTTCATAAGATCTCCAATTTTAAAAATATTCTATAATCCATAATTCACCACGAGCTCCATTGCCACCAGCACCAGAAGTAACTCCATCAATTGATCCACCACCACCCCCGCCAGATCCACCTGGTGTTCCACCATTGCCACCATTACCAGCAACAGCTCCTCCTACTGTAGATTGTCCACCACCACCACCACCACCGCCACCACCTAAAATTAATCCATGTTGAGGATAGGTAATAGAAGTTCCTGTACCACCATTTATAGTTCCTCCACTAATACCTCCTGCTGCAGGTCCTACATAAACTGTACCAGCTGATCCTACAAGAGTTTGACTTCCTTTTCCAGCTTGTTGGGGAGTTGTACTATTAGCTCCAGATCCGCCTCCACCGCCTTGAGATATATAACTTAATCCTATAATATTAGGTGCATTAACTCCTAAAGCATTTGTACCACCTCCACCTGCAACTCCTACTTTTGCATATATATTTTCTCCAACTGGCCCAGTTCCAGCTGGTCCACTCGTAGTAGAGCCAGCACCACCAGCATTAGTTCCAACCGTTCTTGTAATACTACTTCCAAATGATGTAGTATTAGGTTGAGTGCCTAATATTCCATTAGTATCTATTGATGTTTGACCAATTGCTCCATTTGCTGTTCCACCAATAGTTACTACTTCTGAACTTGCTAAATATGATGCATCAATAAAGGTATATATAAATGAGCAACTAGAAGCCCCGCCTCCTCCGCTTGAAGATGTATCGGTTCCTTGTCTTCCAGAACCACCCCCGCCCCCAGATCCCCATGCTATTAATATAGCACATGTAGTAGCTGGATTTTTATTCCAAGTGCCTGACGAGGTAAAAATTGTTACTAATGATGTTCCATTTGTACTATTATTAGTTGCCATATCACTCCTTAGGTATAAGTTAAGTTACCAACTGAAGCGGTTACAACAAATGATGTATTAGCAGAAGCGCATGAAATAGTTACTTGATCATATTGATTAGATGAAGATAAAGTACCTGTTGTTGTTGTAGTTGTAACATTACCAAAATGAATATTTTGTCCTGAAGCTACTGCAATTGTCCATCCACCAGAACTAAAACCTGCTACCTGAAATGTATCACCTAATGCTGCAGTTGCAGGTAAAGTAAGTGTTACTAAACTAGCACCATTATCGATTAAATATGCATGTCCAGTAACCATAGTAACTGAACTTGTATTTTGATCTACCCATGTCGTACCACCACCACCGCCAGACCCAGTTATAGTTAAAGTGCTTCCAGTTGCTGATGTAGATACTGTACCTGAACCTACTATAGTAAAATTATTAGAACTTGCTGTAGCTGTTCCACTAGATGAAGTTATAGTATTAGCAGCACTACTTGTTAATGTGACTGTCGCTGAAGTAGCGCTTGTAGATATAACTCCCGAACCTGCAATCGTAACAGTTGATCCTGTAGCTGATCCTGTATTACCATCTAATGTTGATATACCACCACCAGTACCTGTGATTGTTAAAGTACTTCCAGTAGCTGAAGTAGACACCGTTCCAGAACCTACAATTGTGAAGGCATTTGAAGATGCTGTAGCATCACCAGAACTACTATGAATTACATTAGCTGCTGTACTTGCGATTGTTAATGTTGCAGATGTAGCTGTGGTAGATATTACACCTGTACCTGTAACTGTAATTGCATTAGAACTTGCTGTAGCATCACCACTTCCTGAGTGAAGGACATTAATTGCTGTACTTGCTACAGTTACTGTTGAACCCGTAGCGCTTGTTGATATGACTCCGGTTCCTGTTACAGTAAAAGCATTGGAGCTTGCTGTCGCATCTCCTGATTCCACATGAATCACATTCGCTGCAGTGCTCGTTAAACTTAATGTAGAACCAGATCCTGAGGTAGAAATGACGCCAGATCCTGAAACTGTGACTGTCGAACCTGTAGCCGATCCACTATTACCATCCAAAGTTGATATACCTCCACTAGCTCCAGTAATAGTCAAAGTATTACCAGTTGCTGAGGTAGATACAGTTCCGGCACCCGCAATAATAAATGTATTTAAAATTGCAGCTGCAGATCCGCTATCGGATGTTATAGTATTAGCAGCACTACTACTTACGGTTAATGTTGAACCTACTGCAAATGTCGTAATGACTCCATTTCCTGCAATATTTACTATAGAACCAGATGCTGATCCTGTATTAGCATCTAATGTTTGAATTCCAGCAGATCCTGCAGCTTGAAATGATGGCGGCAATAATACACCATTTGAAGTTAAAACGTTTCCTGCCATACCAGTAGGTAAAGTAATAAGGCGTCCACCTTCATAAACTGCTACGCCATGGTTATTAGCAAATGAGGTAGTATTCGTTCCGCCTTCTTCTACAGGAATTGGGCTAAATTGTTTGTATGACATTATATATCCTTAGAATATGAGATACGAAGTACCGTTAAACAATACTTGTAGAGATTGATAGACACTATTCATATTTTTAGATGTAGCGCCATCAATATCAACAACCCCGCCTACCGTAGTTACCGTTATAGGATTAATAAGTGCATCTCCGCTTATATCTTTAATCATATAAACTCTCCCTATAACTGGTGCATTTGGTAGTTCAATAGTAATAGGCATTACAGAAGTTTGTACGCCTAAAAATTCATCATTTGGCTGGACTACATAAGGAGTTGTGGTGACTAAGGTATAATTAAGAACTAAAGTTCCTGATCCTCCGCCTCCGCCGCTGCTTCCAGCTGATCCCGCTTGTGACATGTTATCTCCTTAATTAGTTGCGCCATAAAATACTGATAAATATACAGACCCTTTAGTAGGAGCTGTATCTCCAAGAATTGTCGCTACATATATTTGTGTGCCTTGAGCAATGAATTGACCTTGATCCAGAGATTTATTCGTTGTAACATCTAAAAGAATAAATCCTCCGGCAGCTACAACACCATGTACCGTGATACCGTCAAAAGAATAAAGAATATTCTGATCAGTTAAATTCTGTAAATGAAATATTCTTACTGGATTAGCAAATGGAGCACCCAATTTTGCATATGCAATAGATAAAGCTGAGAATGCTAATGCTCGTAATATTTCAGCACGTAGTCTAATCGCTTGTGTTGCCATAAATTCTCCTTAAAGTTATAGGGCTCTTTTCAGAGCCCTTAACGTTATAATAATTAAACAGTCAGTACTTGGAAACCAATAAGAATGGTATCACCAGATGCTAAAGCTCCAGCACTGTTGTTTTTAATGACGATAGTAAGAACGCCAGCAGCTTGAATAGTACCAGTAATAGCTATATAAGCGCCATTTGTTGATACGTTTAAGTTAGCAACGCTTACTAATACTGCGCTTGTAGTTAAAATATTACTATTATTCAATGTAATAGTTTGACTTGCGCCAGATGCAAGAGTTTGACCTGTTAATGTACAAGTACCAATGTAAGCATTATTCGTAACAGTAAATCCTGCAGCAGTTGCTGTATGAGATTTAACTTGAATATTACCTGTTGAGTTAGCATCAAGAATAATACCTGCTGTACCAGCATGCACAGTTACACCTGTAGCGCCAGTAAAGTTACCAATTGAAACTGGAACGGCATTTGCAGTTGTACCGATATTAATCAATCCAGCTCCACCAGTACCTGCTTGAATAGAGACTGCAACAGCGCCAACATTATTCCCAATAGTAATTGGAACACCACTTGTAGTAGTACCTAAAAGAAGACCGCCTGAACCTGCATCAATTTGAGTAGTAGAACTACTAGTAGCACTACCAATAGTAACAGCTTGAACTAAAGCATCAGTACCGATTTTAATAAATCCTGAAGCACCTGATCTAAGTTGGACAGATGTTGCACCTGTATCATTACCGATTCCAATTGTAACGGCATTTGATGAAGTACCAACACTAATAGAACCAGCACCACCAGTACCACCTTCAATTGCAACAGAAGTAGCTCCAGTAGCATTACCAATATGAATTGGAACAGCATTCGCAGATGTACCAATATTAATCGCACCAGCTCCTGCAGTTCCGCCTTCGATTTCAACTGAAGTAGCACCAGTATTATTACCGATTACAATTGGAATTGCATTTGCATTTGCGCCAAGATTAAGTCCAGCAGAACCAGCAAGAATAGAAGTTTCAGATGTTGTGTTTCCACTACCAATTACAACTGTTTGAACTAATGCTCCGTTAGCAATAGTCACTGATCCTGTAGCACCGCAATCAATTGTAACTGATGAATTTCCTGTAGCATTACCAATAACAATTGGAACTGCGTTTCCAGTTGTACCAATGTTAATAGCGCCAGCTCCAGCAGTACCTGCTTGGATAGAAACAGAAGTAGCGCCTGTGTTATTACCAATTACAACTGGCACAGCGTTTGCTGAAGTACCAATATGTATAGAACCTGCAGCGCCTGTTCCTGCTTCGATCTCAACAGTTGTAGCACCAGTATTGTTACCAATTACAATTGGAACTACGTTTGCTGTAGTACCGATATTGATAGATCCAGATCCTGCAGTACCTGCTTGGATTGCAACTGCTGTAGCACCTGTGTTGTTACCGATTGTAATCGTATGAGCAGCAGCATCAGCACCAACGTTAATAGCGCCAGTTCCTGAAGTAATAGATACTGCATTATTAGTTGCAGCCATGGTTACACCGCCTGTACCAGCAATAGCTACAGTTCCTGAAGCACCGCTTGCAGTAATAGATACTGCGCCAGCTGTTGATTCAGTTGCAGTTAATAACAATGAACCGCCAGTTGAGCTTAAAGTAAGATCTGCACCAGCACCAGTAACGGTAAATGATGAAGCGTCATTAGCTGTTACTGAAATTCCGCCTGTATCAGCTAATAGAGCAATTGCGCCAGCACCAGCTTTATTGGTAGCTTCAACTAAAATACCACCATTGGTAGATCCGACACTTACCGAATCTGATGCAGTACCTTGAAGCGCGAAAATCTCGATTGTTTCAGATGTTCCGCCATTAGTTTGTAGTAAAATAGAAGGATCGACATTTGCTGTAGAAATGAATTCGATTGCTGAACTTGATGTAATATCAAATCCGCCATTTGCTACTAATGCGCCATCAACAGTTAGACCACCGGTCATTGTCGTATCACCAGTTACTGCAAGATCACCACCAAGTGATGTATCACCACCAGCATCTACAGTAAGAACTGTTCCTGATCCACCAGTTACTTCAAGAGAAGCGACTGAAGTAGAACCGGATGATTGTGCTGTCCAGGTATTTTTGCTCGTTAGAACAAAGTAAGCATTTGAAGCTGAGTTGACCCAAAGCGTACCTATTTCTGCAACGTCCGTTGATTGTGGATCACGTAATGCAATAATAGGTTCTGGGCTAAGATGTTGTAATGGATTGTTAAATCCATATGCCAAGTTGTTCTTAATATTTTGAACTGCCATATGTATCTCCTAATATAGGAATAATTCCTATGAAATTAAATGTCCGTACTACGATACTTTTTAACATCTTAAGATAAAAGTTTTTCATATAAGAAAATGTGCAAAAATACATTATAATAACTATACTATAATGATTAGGAGGCAATATGGAACGGAAGCCAAGAAAAAGATTATGGGCATATATACCCGAAGATCTCCATAAAAAGTTGCGGCATAATGCTCAAAAGAAAAATATTACATTAACCCGATATATTACGAGAGCGTTATTACGATATACGCTTGATCAGGAAAAGTATGAAGATCAATAAATTGATGTTATCACAAAGATTGGGTAAACAGTTGCGATGTGCACGTACTGTCGCGAGTGAAATTATTACAGCTCTTTCAGATATTATGTTAGAAGAGATTTATCTAGGTAATGATATATCCTTAGGAGCATTAGGATCTCTTAAGCTTAGAGAAATAAAAAAAAGAAATGGCGTGAATCCGTCAACCGGAGAGAGAATAATTATACCAGCATCTTTAAGAGTCAAGTTGAATGAATCTAAACTGCTTCGTAAAGTTTTATCTGATAGATTAAATAAACAAAAACGTTCTCATTAAAAAAATAAACCCTGATGGAGAGAAGGATTTCAGGGTTTATTTTAATCTATATCGCTATAGATAGATCATAAAAGAAGGTGAAGATATTTTATAATATTTTAATCATAATGCATACCTTTTCTTAATCGTGCAGATATTAATTGATCAATAGGTTCTTCAGATTCACTGAAGGTAAAATTCCCAAATAGTTCCCAGTTGGGTTCATCCATATTATCTGATACTTGGAGAAAGAGATCATAAGTTGACATGTGATGATCGGATACTTTACAGATAGTCCCATAGGGATGTTGATCAAATTCTGTAGGTTGGCTTCGTCTGATTAAAATATTTCTACTCTCCATAATCATCCTATTTCTTAATATTATTATATTGGTCTTTAAGGAATCTTATACGGTCTACCGTTTTAAGATATTGATCTTTTGGAATATGGGCTAGGAATTTTATATCGAATCCCATTAATACTTTTTTGGCTATATCTGGATATCCTTCAAGAATATATTCTATTTCTTCAAACTGCTCTTTAGTAATATGATTGCCACTTACCAAGTGATGAACTGGATGCTGGAGTTTATTATCGTTTGTCTGAATTCCATTTGGTGTAGACATTTGGCCTTGTCCATCATCATCCTCTTCATTGTCTGAAATTAAGACGCCGAGCATATCTTTCATATGATTGCGATTGAAATAGGTCAGTGCACCCTGTTTTTTATGGGATGGTTGATCGTTTGGGTTCTTGCATGGGTCTTGCTCAAACAAAAAGACATTCGTCTCAAATTGACCAGATTTATGCATGATACGAGCGCCGATCCATTGTTGTCCTTCAATGCTACCGGCCCATGGACGAATCGATAATCCATATTTAGTTAATACTGGATAAATCGGTTTTAAGATAGCATAAAGATCCGCATATTCATTTTTGAATGCTTTTCGGTTGACTCGAATGGTAGGGAATTCGTGTTGTGCTTGAGCTAAAGCAGTATATAATTGATCTTTTTCAACTGATTCTAAATTATAAGACATAGTAGTCCCTTTTCTGATTATGTCGAATTGAGGCAAGTATTCTTTTTTTGATAGTCAGTTCTTTTACTTTGAGCTTTATAAGTTTATGACATAAATGTTCTATAGATTCTTCATGATCTGTAGATTGTATAATCTCTTTGGTAGAAAGAGCAATTATTTTATCTAATTGCTCTATAAGTAAATTGTTAATAGTATGTATTTCTTCTGGGGTCATGATAACAAGCCTACTACTTTCGCTATGCCATATATGATTACTAACATTGGTAATAATAATAATGACAATGCAGTGCCAGCTAAAGATGTCCATAATATTATTTGTATAATTTCGAACATATTATTCCTTTTTTCGCTTTCTACCTTTTATCATATTGATAATGCAATTATAGCAGATGGTGAAATCATCTTCATCTTCGAACATTAACCCTTTGCATTCTCTGCAATAGTCATTTGCTGACTCACCTTTTTTAAAATCTTTTTTATTTTCCATAATACGCCTTCTCTCGAACATGGTTTATATATATTAATAATAGCATATTGACATATATTGTCAACCGGTTTATAATTAATATATAATTAAATAAGAAATGAAGGAAATATATGACATTATTAGAGTTTATTAAAGCGATTGAGTTACAAAGATTTCATATGGGTATGGGTGTAGTTGAATTCGCACAATATTTGGGAATGCATTATCACACCTATAATTCTTTTAGAACTATGAAAAGAAATCCATTATCAAAATCTTGGAAAATACTTTTAGATTTCGCTCAAAATAAGGGTATTGATACGAGTGATTTGAAATTAGATTAGAATTATATTGATTATTGCCATAGACACGTTATATTAGATCTAATTTGTCTTCGAGATACCGACTCATTAAAAAAGCCCAGCACGAATGCTGAGCTTAATTTTTATCCCAACTTCCCCTCCCAGAGAAATTGTAAACAACGAAAGGATTAGTAACGTGTTTTAAATCAACTTAAGATCACCTCAAAAAGATCAACTACAACCAAGAGGATACCAAGGTTTTAAAAGGATCTCCTTAAGAAAGATCCAATAAGGATGATCCAAGAAGGATTTATGTGATTAATATTAACATTTCTACCAGTCAGAATCAAGCTTTTTCTTCGTATTATAGCATAGTTATCGAGTGGATGCATAATAGACACTTTGCATTAAAAGATTCAGAGCATCTATTGAATAAATTCGTATATACAGAAAATATGAATAAAGTTATGAGTTATTTTTTAAAGCTTGTAGGTTCTTTTAATGATGTCTATGTTTCTCAATCTCGTATTGCTCAAGCTACAGGTCTTGGTCTTCGTACCGTTCATCGCATTCTCCAGATCTTATCCCTTATAGGTCTTATTAACAAAAAGTATCGTGGTGCTAATCGTACCTGTCTTTATACTCGTGGCCCTCTTCTTCTAGATCCCAACTTTAAGTTTTCTGTTATGGGTATATTGCCTCGTCTTTATTGGGCTACTGAATCTTTAGCTGCAAGATGCAAAGCTAAGATTAATATGATAACATCTAGTCTGGCAGCTCGTTTTGGTCAAGTTGGCGTACGATTATCTAACGATAATAATAAAGAATTAAAGACATATAAAAAAGAACCAGAATTCACTCCAACAGATCAAGATCTCCGGAGGTATTATGAACATGAAGAAAGGATCAAACAAAAAAAAGATGATTTCGCACAGGAAATGGCAAAGTTACTTGGAATACAAACTTAACGAAAGAGAGGAAGTTTTGGAAAATTCAATTACTATGCAGTCTCAGTATCGTTCTCCTATGTCTCCTTTAGAACTTTCTGATAATGTCAGTTTATGTCAACATGAAACCGAACTATCTAAACGATTATCTATGTTGCAAGATCTTCTTCATAGAGCACCTGGTGCATCGAAACCTTATATTCAACTCCTCATTCGTAAGACCTATCGTAAGATACAAGAATCGGATGAACTTCCCTTCTAGTTTCTGTATACTGTTTGCTAGAAAGGAGATTAACTATGAAGCATAACGTGGATCAAAATAAAAAGACAAAAAAAGTAAGCCGTGTTTCTTCAGCTAAAAAACCCGATGTATCGACAGAAGCGATCAAAACCGAGCTACTTGTTTTAGGGGAATGGTTTAACATACATACCATGGCATATCATCCAACAACAAAAAAATTCGTTGAAAATGAAGCTGTCCGTTTATGTGAATGGGCTCAGCTTGAAACATCTCTTTTACTTCAAGATTTCTATAATGGCAGAGGCTATAATCAAAAAACTTTCTTTGAGTGGGTTAATAAGTTTCCAGAATTACAGGCTGCTCATGAATTTGCGATGAGTTGCTTAGGATCTCGTCGTGAGATAGGAGCAATGACTCGTAAATTTGAAGCTTCTACCGTACACCGTACTTTAGGGGCTTATAATCATCTATGGGCATCGGAAACCTACAAGTTATCGAAGATGAAGGAAGAGATCGCTGCTGCTAGCGAGAATAAAATCGTCGTAATCGAACGATTTCCATACTTACAGGCTGATACTATCAAAGAAACTCCTGAAGAGGTTGCCGGGCGAATTCGTAAGGCTACTGGCGAAAGTAGATTTGTAGGCTCATATGATTATAATGCTAAAAGTAGAAGCGAAGCAGAATGATGGAATTAAAAACAAAGATATAATTAAAAAGGAAGATAATGCATAAAAAACACTCAACATCATCACTAAAAATAATGCTCTCGGATGTACTTTGTATAGCCTTTGAGCATATGCAAGCTTTAGCGATGGAACTTAGAAAACTTGATATCAATGAATCAAATGTTAAAGAGAAATCAAAATCTGATCTTGATCGTGCTCAACTTTTAAGTCATGTCTTAACTTTAATTAATGATGTGATTCATCCGGTTCATGATACAGCATTAACTTTATTTCCTGATGCGAAAGATTTTGTTGAGTATTGCATTAAGAATCAAGCACTTGCAGTTGAAAAAAAACTGATCAGTCCAAACTGTAACTGCTATGTATGTAAAATGAAGGTCCCTGGTGCAAAGGCCTAATGATAGTTTATATCAGACAAATCTTTTAGATCTGATACGAGAAGAATTTAAAGAACATAATAAATCTTTGGGAGAAAAAGATGGAAGAACAAGTAGTAGCTCAACAAGCAGTAATGCCAGAAGTAGTACAAGCGGAATTAGTCATGCCATCAGCAGAAGTACCACAAGTAGAACAACCAGCTCCAGCTAGTTATCAATTGCAGGACTGTCCAAAAGATATTTGTCCTCCAATTACCATGACAAATAATGATGGCCATCAAATTACTTTTAAATATTGTCAGCTTTTAGAAACACTTCGTATTGCAAAAGAGAACTTTACGACATGTAAAGATGAGATCATCGCTGAAGTTGAAGATGCTTTGCAGTCTATGGGTATAAATCAAGATGAACGTCGAGACTGAAATAAGGCTTGATAGATTCAAGCCTCGCCATTTTCAGTTACCTTTATGTGATGCGCTTGAAAATAAAGGCTATAAGAAACTATTAGCGATCTGGCCACGACGTGCGGGGAAAGATATTTGTGCATTCAATCTCATGATTCGGCAAGCGGTTCGTAAGGTTGGAGTCTACATGTATTGTCTTCCTACTTTTAGACAGGCTAAGCTTGTAATTTTTGATTCGATTACGAATGATGGAACTCGTTTCTTAGATTACATCCCTAAAGAATTGATTAAGTCAGTTAACTCTCAAGAACTTAAGATTGTGTTGCATAATGGATCGATTATTCAGCTTATTGGTAGTGATAGTTATGATACATCTCTTGTGGGTACAAACCCTCGCATGGTTATTATGTCTGAGTATGCTTTGGCTGATCCGCGTGCTTATCATTATGTGCGCCCTATTCTTAATGCTAATGGCGGTACTATGATCCTGTTATCAACTCCTCGAGGTAAGAACTCTTTGTGGGAGATTTATAATATTGCTCAGCAATCTCCGGATTGGTTCTGTAATAAGTTGACCCTTGATGACACGAAGCATATTTCATGGGAAGAGATTCAAAAAGAGATAGAGTCTGGAGAGATATCTGAAGATCTTGCTATGCAGGAATATTTCTGTTCATTCGATCAAGGCGTTGAAGGAGCATTCTATGCTAAGTACATCGATAAGATGAGAGTGAATAATCAGATTGGCCAAGTTCCTTGGGAGCCATCATTTAGAGTGTCGACAGTTTGGGACATTGGAGTACGTGACTCCACATCAATTATATTCTTTCAGCGTATTGGACAGACCATTCGCGTGATAGATTGCTACGAAAAATCTAAAGAAGGATTGGAGCATTATGTTAAAGTTATCGATAGTAAACCATATCAATATGATTATCATTGGGCTCCTCATGATATTGCCGTGCGCGAGTTTGGGTCAGGACTTACGCGCCTCGAAAAGGCACGATCGCTTGGTATCAAATTTGAGACGCGTGATGCAGGCTCGTCATCGGCATTACCTAATATCTCAATCGAAGATGGTATTGAAGCGGTTCGGTCGACGTTCGCGAAGGTATGGATCGATGAACAAAAGTGCAAACCTCTTATTAGGGCATTAGAAAACTATAGACAAGAATGGGATTCTAAAAAGAAAGTTTATAAGACGCAGCCTCTTCATGATATTAACTCTCACTTTGCTGATGCTTTTAGATATCTATGTTTATCTTTAAGCAGGAAGAAGGATGGCCAATCATCTCCACATGAACTTGATCAGCGTTATCGTGAAGCCCAAGGTTATGCGAGTGATGGCATGAGTGAAGGGCAAGGATTTTTCCAAGGACCAGGTCAAAATATATTTTAAGTAAAGTTTACACTTAGAGTAAAATCGGGAGTCTGTGTGAAGATGGAAGATAATATAGTAGGTAAACAATTCGGCCAATGGACTATCATAGAAGATAAAGGGCAAAGAGCGCCTAAAAGTAAAGGGCATCATCCCGTTATCATATGCCAATGTAGTTGTGGAACTATTAAAACTTTACCGAAATCACCGTTTGTAAGTGGATGTTATTCAGAAAAATGTTTCAAATGTCATGTTAGAAAAGTAGGACTTTATCGCTTATAAAGGAGAGATCGATGAGGAGTGAAAGCATATTGGGTAATAAATATGGACACTGGACAATTACTGATGATAGTGGGAAAAGAAAATCTAAGAAGACTGGATCATATCGAGTAGTTACTGCTCAATGTGATTGTGGAACTATAAAAATAATGCCTCGGTCTCCTTTTATGCATGGTGTAAATTCTGAAAAATGTTTTAAATGTTATCATAAAGTTAAAAGGATCCCAGCTTTAGCTCATAGATATGTAGAATATTAATATGGAAAAGTAGAAACAGTAGTCTTATTGTTATATCTTGTTAAGAGATTAAACAAATTTTCTTTTTAGAAAGGAGGTTACCATTTTATTTCCACAATTAGGCCCTCAATATTATGATGATAAACATAAAGATGTATTAGCTAGGATGGAGGCATTTTATGCAGAGTCGATTACGATTAACCAATCATTCTGGGGTGAGGCGGACACGGATACGCGATTTGAATCCGGCGATCAAACTCTCTGGAATGATTTATATGGCAATTTGCCAGCTAACCGTCGTCGCCAGTTTAATTTTAATCGTATCCGTCGCGTCGTAAATATGATCGGCGGCCATCAGCGTCGCAATCGTAAATCTATTATTGCAGTTCCAGTTGAGAATGCAGATAATAAAACCTCTGATCAATTTACCAAAGTTTTAATGTGGGTCGTCAATCAGGAAAATGTTCTTGAGACTATCTCAGAATCATTCCACGGGGCATTAGTGACAGGGATGAATCTTTTACAGGTTTGGGTAGATTATCGGTCTGATCCTGTTTCAGGAAATATAAAAGTTGATAACTGTTCTTATAATTCGTTTCTTATTGATCCTTATTTTCGTAAAGCTGATCTTTCTGATTGTAATGCTTTATGGAAGCGATCATTTTTAACGAAACGTGAAGCTATATCTCTACTGCCAGAGAAGACGGATGAGATTATCGGTCTTATTGGTCAAGATTCAGGAACTGGTCGTGATGGTAAATTCCAATTTATGCCAGAATCTTATAACTATGGTATGAAGAATCTTCTTACTTATGATGAGTTTTATTATCGAGATTATCGAACGCAGAAGATGCTTGTTGATTCTCAGACGGGTGAGACGATGGAGTGGCGTTCTGATAAAGAAGAGAATCTTGAACTATTTTTACAAACATATCCAACAGTTACTATTATTGAGCAAGATGTTCCTACTGTTCGTTTAGCAATTGTTGTACAAGGCAAGGTCATGTATGATGGTCCTAATCCTATGGGAATTGATCAGTATCCTTTTGTGCCTGTTCTTGGTTATTACAATCCACAAATGCCATACTTCCCATGGCGTATACAGGGAGTTGTTCGTGGTCTACGTGATGCTCAATATCTGTATAATCGTCGGCGGGTTATCGAACTGGATATATTAGAATCACAGATTAATTCGGGCTGGATCTATAAAGAAAATGCTCTTGTAAATCCGAAAGATGTTTTCCTTTCAGGACAAGGTCGTGGATTAGCACTCAAAGAAGAAGCTGCTATGACTGATGTTCAACAAATTCAAGCACCTCAAATACCACCATCAATGATTCAACTTTCCGAGCTACTAGCTAAAGAAGTTTCAGAGATTTCTGGTGTTAATGAAGAGCTTATTGGTTCGGCCAATGATGATAAAGCAGGCGTGTTGGCTATGCTTCGTCAAGGTGCAGGTCTTACAACACTTCAGATTCTTTTCGATCAGCTTGATCGCTCACAAAAGCTACTTGGTAAAATTATGATTGATATTATTCAAGCTAACTTTACACCAGGCAAAGTGAAGAAGATTCTTGAAGGTGAAGAGCCAACAGATCAGTTCTATAATAAAGCTTTTGGTAAATATAATGCGGATGTTGAAGAAGGTCTGAATACAGCAAATCAACGTCAGATGCAATTTGCTCAAATGTTGCAACTGCGTGAAATGGGAGTTCCTATTTCTCCTGAAGATCTACTTGAAGCTGCTACCATGCAGAATAAGTCTCGTGTTATTGAGAATCTTACGAAAGCGGAGCAAGCACAAAGCCAACAACAGCAACAACAGAATCAAATGGCTATGCAATTACAACAAGCTCAGATCGAACTTGCGCAAGCTCGTGCTCAAGCAGACCTTGGATTGTTTGCAGAGCGTACTTCTCGTGTTGATGAGAATCGTGCATTAGCTATTCAGAAACTTCATGAAGCAAACTCGGATGATCAAAGAGCTACACTTGATAAGATTAAGGCTCTTAAAGAACTTGAAAGTATGGATCTTGCACACATTAGAGAATTGCTCGCAATGGCAGCCTCACTCAAGCAACAAGAGAATATAGATTCATCGCAAGTTGATATTGCATCTCAGGAAAGTGCGCTGTAAAATTGATGCGATATGTTAGAGGTTTAACCTTGCGGGTAATCCCCGTAGTTTCTATCGAAAGGCCTACTATGGCAGCAAAAAAAAGATACCACGATAAAATGGATGGTATGTATGAAGGAATGGTCAATCGTCGTCATCAAGAGATGAAAGATGCTGGCATGATCAATGAAGATAAAAATGCAGTAGCGAATATGCCACAAGGTGTTATGTATAAACCATGGCCTGGACGTTATCCTGGATTTGATTCAGACTTAGATGATTCTATTTCTGGCGTCAATCGTCAAATCGAAATGGATGAATCAGTAGCGAAACGTTATAACGAACCGAAAAAGTGGTAACATTATGGCGAGTATGCCTCGAGTAAAATCGACTGCAACAAAGATCGCTTGGAAAATTCTTGGAGTTCCTTTAAACATTAGGTTTAAGAGATCGAAAGAACAAGAACGAGTGAATCGCCAGTTGCTTGCTCAGGAATCATCCAGATTGAAATAAAGTACGCGCGTATCAAATGGCCGGCTAACTCTCTTCAAAGCCTGGGAGCCGGTCTCTGATATTCAACTTTAAAAGGAATAGTATGGGAAATGGAACACCACGAGTTCGTAAAATGAAATCTCGTTTAGAACGCACTGAGCATCCTAAAGTCATGGAAACTCTTGCAGGTTCTTTTTATCGTCAAATCGATCCTCGTTTAAAACCTCAAGTAGCCGATAGCCGTATGATTCAAGAAGATCATAATGCAGTCGCAAATCTTTCTGAACAGTTTATTCATCGTCAGTTCAACCCGAATCGTTTCATGGAAGCATTGGGACGACGTAATGAAGAAAGTGAAGTATAATGAAAAAATGGATACAAAAAGCTATTAAACATCCAGGTGCTTTGCATGAGGAACTTCATGTTCCAATGGATAAAAAGATTCCAATGGCTAAATTAGAAAAAGCAGCGCATCATAAAGGTGTTGAAGGTAAACGAGCTCGTCTTGCTGAAACATTAGAAAAAATGCCTCATCATGGACATAAATCTAAAGATCATCATGAAAAAATGATGGATGGCCATAAAGAAAAAATGGAACATCATAAAGAAAAGATGATGCATCACAAGATGATGATGAAAGAAGCTGGCAAAAAAGGTGATGAAAAACTTCATAAAGAAGTTAAAGCTGGTAAAAAAGAACTAAAAGTTAAAAAAGTTATGCATGAATTTAAAGAAGGTAAATTACATTCTGGGTCTAAAAAAGGACCTGAAGTGATGAATCCTAAACAAGCGATTGCAATTGCTCTTTCAGAATCAAGAAAAGTTGGTAAAAAGAGTAAAAAGAAATAGAATGTGTTAGTTGTTGATTGCTTATTTTTCATCTGGGCATTAGATTCAAGTTTATCCCTAAACCTTGATCGATCTGCCCAGATTTTTTTGGGGAAAATTATGGAACAAAGACCTACAGTTGGTAAGTTATCTTGGGATCTATTACAACATGCATCTCCTGCTGATCATAGTGCTGAAGAACAAATGCGTGAACAGCTAGATAATTATGAAAGAAATGTATTTGAAGCAGTTGAAAATGGTAAGAAACTTTATGGTGGTGACTTTTATATTGTGGTAGAGACAAAAAAAGAACCTAAAATGAAGAATGTTATTCGCAACTATTTTTTCCCGAGGATGACTTGTCCTACTCCAACTTATGATAATAGTGTCTATAAATATCATCGTTCAGAAGAACACTTACAGTTTCTTTGGGTATTACCTTCAAAAGAAGTATGTAAAATGATGCGTGAATATGCACTTGAGATTCCATCAGAAGAAAGGGAGTTACTACAATTTGTTTTAGATGATGCGGATGGTACACTATTAAGACGATGTAAACAGTTGAATGGCGAACGAGTATAATATATTTAAGGGAGATTTTTATGAGTATCGATTCATTACCAAATGCTTCAGCGGCACAAATTAAGGCCATGAATAAAGCAGCTCAAGAAAAGTTTGGAATAGAACCAGATGAAATCATTGAACAAGAAACCAAAGTCGCACCTATCTTACAACATCATGAAGAGCCTTCCATGCAAATTCAGACCGATGATTCGGATTTACATGGAGAAGACGAAGCCGACGATTCAGCAGTCGAAATGGTCCAAGATAAAGAATCTAATAAAGAATATAATATGCGGATTCTTCGCGAAAAGGCTGAAAAAGCTGAAAGAGAACGCGATGAAATGATGCGACAGATTCTTGCATTTCAACAACAGCAACAACCCAAAGTTCAAGAGCCAATTGAAACTGAAGAAGATTACTTAGCATCTTTAGGAATTGAAGCTGATTCACTTGCAGAAGGCAAGCATCTTAAACCTTTGATGAAAGAATTAAGATCGCTGAAGAATGAACTCAATCAATATAAAAGACAGACGGTTCAAGACACTATCGAAGTTCGTCTTAAATCACGATTTCCTGATTTTGATTCTGTGGTTAATCAGTCTAATCTTGAAATGCTTCGCAATGCAAATCCAGTTCTAGCAGAAGCTATTTTAGCAACTCCTGATCAATTCAAGCAGGCAACGCTCGCTTATGAAATGGTAAAGCAATATGGCATTTATAAAGACACTTCATACGATCAAGATAAGATCGTAGCTCAGAAAAATGCAGCTAAACCAAGACCTTTAGCTTCCGTATCTCCACAACAGGGTGAATCTCCAATGTCGAAAGCAAATGCATTTGCGAATGGATTAACAGCAGATCTTAAAGCACAGTTATTAAAAGAAATGAATCAACATAAAAAAGGATACTAATGAGATTGAGTGAGTTGCAGCAACTATTTGCTCGTGATACCGTTAAACTTTTTGAGTTTATTCATTCTTTAAACTATTCATTTACCTATGGTGAAGCTATGAGATCAATAGAACAGGCTGAGATATATGCTAAAGAAGGTAAAGGTATTATTGATAGTCTACACTGTAAACGATTAGCTATAGATATTAATATCTTTGATGAACAGGGGAACTATCTTGATAAAACAGAAAGTTATAAAACTTTTGGAACGTATTGGGAGAGTTTGTCACCAGTTAATCGATGGGGTGGCAAGTTTACTCGTGCGGATGGCAACCACTTTGAAAGAAATGAAAGACCGAGTATTTCATAAATAGTCTTTCAGGTAGAAATGTTTGTTAATTATAAAAATATCTATATTATTTAATATGAAAAATGTAATCAATAATAACTCTTTTATAAGCAGAGGAATTCTCATGCAGTGTTTTAAACTACTACCATGTATTTTTTTAGTTTCATCAGTTTTAGCTTTCGGATCATGCGACTATGAAAAAGCTGAATCAAAAAATTCTCAAAGTATAGAGAATGGATATTATCCAATTGAATATCATCATATTTTTGATTCAGAAGATTGTAAGAGTCCTAAAACAACTCCTACACCACCACAAACTCCAGCTCCTGATTCTGAACCTAAATCTCAATTGTCTATAGCAACATCAGTTGTATTACATACAAAACCGTATAATGCTAAATAGATGATCGTGTTACAATAATTTACGACCATTGTATTAACTTGCAATGGTCGATTTTTTTTGTATTATATCTATATCCCTTTGCACATAACCCCGACAAGTTTTAAAATGGTTGACTTGTTACCTATCTGCACAGGGATTTTTCTCAACTTAATTTAAAAGGAGTGACGTGTTTAAGAATTTCAAACCGATCAATGATAATATTCTTGTTGAGCTTGTTGAAAAAGAGAAGACCACAACAGGTGGTATTATTATTCCAACTGAAGCTCAAGAGAAAACTCAATATGCTATTGTTATGCATTCAGGTAAATCTGAGCAACTTAATGCTGGAGATAAAGTATTTTTCAAGAAATATCATGGCGTTGCTTTAGATGATAAAATGACAGTTTTAAAAGAAGAAGAGATTTTGGGAGTTATGAATGTCTAAACGTATTCTATTCGGGCAAGATGCTCGTTCTAAATTATTAAATGGTATTAATATTCTGGCTGATACTGTCAAAGTTACTCTCGGGCCCAAAGGTCGCAATGTAGCATTTGAGAGATCTTTTGGTTCACCTCTTATTACTAAAGATGGTGTGTCAGTCGCAAAAGAAATCGATTTGCCAGATAACTTGGAAAATATGGGTGCACAGATGGTTCGCGAAGTTGCATCAAAAACTGCAGAAGTTGCAGGTGATGGAACAACGACAGCAACCGTTTTAGCTCAAGCTATATTCACTGAAGGTAATAAGTATGTGACTGCTGGTGCGAATCCAATGGAACTGAAGCGTGGGATCGATAAAGCAGTTGCTTGTGTAGTCAAAGATCTTCAAGAATCTGCAAAAATGATAGAAAACAACCAAGAAATTGAAAATATAGCCACAATTTCAGCCAACAGTGATATAGAAATTGGTCAAAAAATAGCCATGGCTTTCTCAAAAGTTGGATCTGATGGGGTTATTACGGTTGAAGAAGCAAAAGGGATGGAAAGTGAACTTGTTATTGTTGAAGGTATGCAGTTTGACCGTGGTTATATGTCTCCATATTTTGTTACTGACTCAGATAAACTTGAAGTGGTTTTGCATGATTGTCTAGTATTGATCTATGACAAAAAGATTACGAATATGAAATCTATTATTCCAGTTCTTGAGATTGCAGCACGTTCTGGAAGATGTATTTTAATTATAGCAGAAGACGTAGAAGGCGAAGCTCTTTCTACTTTAGTAGTCAATAAGCTTCGAGGAACTCTAAAAGTAGCAGCAGTAAAGGCGCCTGCATTCGGTGATCGTAGAGCAGCAATGCTTGAAGATCTTGCGATCATTACTGGTGGAAAGCTTATATCAGATAATGTAGGAATAAACCTCGAAGCTGTTATTTTAGAGGACCTTGGAGTAGCTAAGAAAGTTATTGTTACCAAAGATTCAACTACAATCGTAGAAGGTAATGGTTCTAAAGAAGCTATAGCTGAAAGAGCTGCACAAATTAAATCTCAAATTGATAGTTGTGTATCAGATTTCGATAAAGAGAAATTGCAAGAAAGATTAGCAAAAATATCTGGTGGTGTAGCTATTATTAAAGTTGGAGCTGCGACCGAAGTTGAAATGAGAGAAATTAAAGATCGCATTGATGATGCTTTAAGCGCAACGAGAGCCGCGGTTAAAGAAGGTATCATTGCTGGTGGTGGTTGCGCACTCCTTCACGCGCAATCATCACTTGATGAATTGAGTGAGAGCCTTAAAGGAAGTGATGAATTCCTAGGCGTTCAGATTATTCGCAAAGCGATTGAAATGCCATTACGCGTCATATCAATGAATGCTGGCTATGAAGCTTCAATTACCGTAGAAAGAGTTCGCCAAGGCGGATCCTCATTCGGATTTGATGCTAAAACTGGATTCTATGGGGATATGATTGCGTTAGGGATCATCGATCCTGTTAAAGTAACGCGATGTGCATTACAAAATGCCGCATCTATTTCTGGATTACTATTGACGACTGAAGCTATTATATGTAAAGTTCCTGAAGAGAATAAACCTGTATCTCCTTCTGGAAATATGAGCCAAATGCCTCAGATGCCTAGTATGATGTAAAGCTTATTAAGGGGTCACTTCGGTGGCCCTTTTTTTCAGTTTTTTAGTCCCTTTACATTAAATGGAAAATATCACTGCTTGACGGTGTGCATAAGAGTTCGACTCTCTTAAGGGACCATTCCCATTATTATAACTTCGTTATTACTTGTTGATTATTATAGAGCTTATTTTATATACTAATTTCAACGTATCGTAGAGTCGTTCCTACAAAAACTTTCCGGCGTATTGATCTTCGCCAAATCATTTCGACGTATTTTAAGTCTCGTCAGCTTTAAGTTGTTATCTTATCAATACACTTAAGGAGAAAGCTATGTCAATTACAACGACTAGTACACTGCCAGCACCGGTGCAGCAAAGCTTTAGTTATAAGCTTCTGTCAGTACCAGTGCCAAATATGATCCACAAAATTCCGGCGATGCTAAAAGTTATGCCGAGAAATGGTGGTACAACTTTACGTATGCGTAGATATAATCCACTTTCAACTGCAATGGTACCGCTAGGAAATTCTGGCGTAACTCCACCACCGCAAAATTTAACTGCAGTTGATATCGATGCGAAAATTTCTTTCTATGGTACTTATGTGCAATTGAACGAACAAGTAACATTACAAAACCAAGATCCAGTTCTAAATGAGTGCGCAGCTCGTCTAGGTGTTTCACTTCGTCAAACTGAAGATCAGTTAACACGTGATATGCTTGCATCAACTGCATCATTTATTAACTGTACTGGTGGTATTAATGGTGATAACCCAACTAACTTATCACGTTCAGATGTTGATGATGTAGTACGAGCGTTACTTGGTAACAATGCTTATACAATCATGGATAACATTGAAGGTGAAGATAGATTTGGTACAGCTCCAGTTCGTGATGCATATTTTGCATTATGTCATACAGATATGAGTAAAGAGCTTGATGGTGTTAACGGATTTATTAATAAATCACAATATCCATCTCCAATGAATGCTCTTCGTTCAGAATGGGGTGCAGTCGGAAACTTAAGATTCTTGATTTCATCAATTGGTTCAACAACTGCTAATGCATCAAACAATGGTAGCACTGTTTATAACATCTTCTGTGTTGGTATGGAAGCGTATGCTTGTATCGAACAAGATGGTTATTCAGCTTCATTCATCTATAGACCACCAATATATGATGGACCATTAGCACTAAATGCTTCAGTCGGATATAAATTCGCTGAAGTCCCACGAATCACTAATGATTTATGGGTGTTGAACTTACGTGCAACATTATCTTAAAGGAGGACTACAATGTCAGACAATACTATAATTCAACAAGGTCGATTTACGTCTGCAGGTTCTGCAGTAACGTTACAAATCAGATCTGATGTCGATTGGATGAAAGTCTATAATACGACTGTCGCTACCAATGCTCAAACTACCGCAATCGGTGTTGAGTTCTATTGGCAGCGTGGATTCGCTAATGGATATGCATGGGAATATAAAAAAGCAGGTTCTGGTGTAGCTGGTGCTAACTTAGTAACTTTCAATACAAGTGGTGGTTTCACTCTTGTTGATTCTTCATCAAATCCAAATGGCGTTGTTAATGCAACAGTAACTGCAGTATCATCTGCTTCAATTCCAGTTGTATCAAATAGTGGTACAAATGGTTTGAATCCTGGTGATGTTGTTCGATTGATTAACATTGCAGGCGCAGCTGAACTTGGTGCTATGGATTTCACTGTAGGTTATAATACATTGACTTCAGGTACATTCAGTTTAGATTACATGGCTCAAATCTCTGTAGGTACTACTGGTTCATGGATGAAAATTAATTTTGATCCAATCTATTACCCACGTCGTCGTTTCATTACTAAAATTTCTCAGGCTGCACAAGCAGTTGTAACACTTTCAGTAACTCATGGTTACCAAGTGGGACAATTAGTTCGTATGGTAGTTCCTGCGGCTTTTGGTATGACACAAATGAATGGTTTGCAAGCTACTATTGTCGCTATTAATACTAATACTTCATCAGGTAATACAATTACATTGAATGTTGATTCATCAGCATTTAGCGCATTCGTATTCCCAGTGAACGCTGCATATCCATTCTCTTCTGCATTGGTTGTTCCAATGGGTGAAGATACTGCGGATGCATTGTCTCAAGGTGTTGATATTCTATCTGATGCGACAGTTAACCAAGCATACATCGGAATGTTATTGGCTGCTGGTGCTGATAGTCCAGCAGGTCAAAGCGCTGACGTTGTTTACTGGGTTGCTGGTAAATCGTTTAGTGTAAGTAATAACTAATTAGTTATAAGACTGTGGGCTCGTTTAGTAACAGGGCGAGCCCAGTATAATAAGGAAGGAATTTTATGGATGCTAAAAATATGACTCGGGCAAAAACACAAGCGCCTGTAACTCGTGATGAAGTGATTAAAGATTTAAAAATACAACGAGATAAAGATCGTCAAATGGTAAAAGGCGTATTCAAATACTATGAAGTGCCAGGCGGTATCGTTGAATTTTCATTTAAAAAATATAAAGAAGATCCAATGAGAGATTTTCTATGATTGACGGACAGGTTTATACAATCCCACTTGGCGTTGCTAAACACTTGAATAATAATACATGGTATCCAGTTCATACTTATACTAAGGATGAAGCGGGTAATCCAGCTCAAGCAATCGGTCAAAAGATTCGTCGTATGGCGTTTCAGAGCTTAGAGTTTATGGATGTTGAAGATTTTGGTAATACAGCTGAAAAACAGATTATTACTGTTGAAAATATAGCTCGTTAAGAGAGGTGGGCCATGTCTATTTCAGCACAACAAAAACCAGTTTTTAAACCAGCTATGCGCATAGTAACTGCTATTACGAATGCATTTCCTGCGCAAATTACAACTTCATTTGCTCATGGATACATAGATGGCTTAATAGTAAGATTAATTGTTCCGAATGGATATGGCATGACTGAAGCTAATGGTTTATTTGGAGATATAATAGTAACAGGTAGTACAACATTTACGATTGATATTGATACAACTCAATTTAATGTATATGTCACTCCTGGAACATTTCCTGAAAATGCCCAACTGAGTCAGTGTGTACCTTTTGGAGAACTAAATAGTACATTAGCAAGTGCGTATCAAAACGTGCTTCCTTATTAACACACAAAGGAGATAGTAATGGCAGATTCAACATTATTCGCTATAAAGCAGAAAGTAAGACTCTTAACGAGAAGTTTGTCTGAGGCTCAATTAACAGATCTTCAATTGACGCAATATATAAATACATATGTACAATATGATTTTCCTGAAACTTTACGTCTCTTTAATCTTAAGACTACTTTTACTTTTTATACTTTACCTTTTATAGATACTTATTCCACCACGACTAATCCTGCAAGCCCACTTTATAACTTCACTAATAAATATATTACCACCGATTCACCTATCTATATTGCAGGTTATAATTCATTATTCTCTCAAGATCGTGAACAATTTTATGGTATTTATCCTATTGTTAACTCGATTGCAAGTATTGGTGTCACAGGTGATGGAACGACAACTTCTTTTTCGGGAGTTATTAACTCTCAGCAAGCACAAGTTCCTCCAAATAGTAACCAACTTATTACATTATTGCAGAATAATGTGCTATTTAGCTCCATTGATATTAATAATAATGGTCTTGCAATGGCAGATTCACCAATTTTAGATTCAGTTACGGGTAATCCAACTAACTTCGGACTATTATATAATGCATTAACTACGAATGATCAACCATTTAATCCTATTACTAATCCTAATGGACCTATTCCAGTCTTATCTTTATCAGCTCCATATATGTCTGCAGTAGGATTTCCAGTTACAAATTATATTAATTATCTTACAGGTCAATTTGTTATTACTTTCCCTACAGCCCCACAAAATGGTGTTCTCATTGATAGTCAGACAGTTCCTACTAATCCATCATTACCTCAAGCTTTATTATTCTTTGATGGTGAATTTGTTGTTCGTCCAGTTCCTGATCAATCATATAGAATTGATATGGAAGTATTTATGCAACCAGCTGAACTATTACAGAATAGTGATGTTCCAGAATTGAATGAATGGTGGCAGCTTATTGCTTTCAATGCAGCTGCAAAGATTTTTGAAGATCGTATGGATTATGAATCATTAAATATGATGATGCCATCTTTGAAAAAACAAGAGCGATTGGTATTACGTAGAACTATTATGCAACAGACTTCGCAGAGATCAGCTACTATTTATAGTGAACAGTCAGCGACTGGTGCTTATGGACCGGGATGGTACCAAGGCGGCGGCCAATTCTAAAAAGGAGATATTATGTCAGGTCCTGTTTATACATATACACCAGATACACCACAACCATCTAATCCTATGAATTCTACTCAACCATTAATATTGGCTAATTTTCAAGCGATTGCTGAATTAATTGGTGTGAATCATGTGGGATTTAATTCGACAGATTGTGGTAAACATAATTTTATAAGTCTACCTAATACGACTGATCCTGGTGCAGACACTACTGAAATTACGATGTTTTCAAAAGTAACTGGTAGCCCTAATCCTTGTGAACTATTTATACAATATCCTGCAGGCGGCACTGCACAGTTAGAACAAGTTTCTCAGTCAACTCCGCCACCTCCATCAGGTACATCCGGAGGTAATGCTTCGCAGGGTTGGTGTAGTTTTCCTTCAGGTATAATTTTTAGATGGGGAACATTTTCTTGTGCTACAAATTCTAATCCCCAAGTGAATATTCATTTTACGCAAGGTCCTATGTACAAAATACAACAGACTCCAGCATGTGTAGCTCCTACATCTTTTGGATGTACATTACCTATTTATATGACTATATATTCTGGCCAACCTGTTAATTCTAGTTTACCTGTTTCATTGCAAAATGCTTCTTCAGCATCTCAAGTTGTTAATTTTAATTTCTTATTGATGGGAATATAATATGTCATTAACTACAAACTATATTCCAAATATTCCTCAAGCGAACCAACAAATTAATAATACGCAACCAGCAGTTTTGGGAAACTTTCAAGATATACAAGATCTTTTAGCAATTAATCATATACCATTTAATACACCGAATACTTTTGGACGACATGCATTTGTTAATTATGTTGAACAATCTTCAGATCCTTCAACATTATCAACTGAAATGGCCTTATATTCTAAATCTGTAGGTAGTAGTGCGAATAAAGCAGAGTTATTTTATAGATATCCTAATAATGGTAATGTTGTACAACTCACTGGTGTAACTTCAACTCCTTCAGGAGGAACAGGTGCAACATCAGGAGGTAATTTTATAGCAACAACTTCTGTTCCTTTAGGAAGTGCAGTATTTGGATGGTGGCAATATTTATCGAATGGTATATTAATTATGAGTTTCACCGTATCTAACTATGTAACAAAAACTACAACTTCTCCTTATACTATTACTTTCCCTTCAGGAGTTATTGGTGGTGTCAATGTTCCTTCATTTACACAAACTCCATTCAATGTACAATTGACTGCTCAGTTTGAAGCAATCCCTAATTATAGTATGAATATTATAAATAATAGTTCGGGGCAAATGTATTATAGTGGACCGTTTAATGTTAATAGCACTATATCTCAAATTCAAGTTACTTTAATTGGTATATAAGGGGTTATTATGTCAAATTATACATTCTCTCCAAATATTCCTCAGTCAGGACAAAAGATTAGTGCGACTCAAGTACCAATTATGAGTAACTTCCAGGCTATTGCGGAATTAATTAATGTTAATCATGTGGGATTTAATAATCCAACTGACTTTGGTAAACATACATTTACTACATTTCCTCTTCAGGGTTCTGATCCTACAACATTAGCTGGTGAAATGGCAGTTTATTCTAAATCAACTCCATCCGGACCTAATCCAGCGGAGATATTTTATCGATATCCTTCTAATGGATCTATTGTGCAATTAACTGGTGGTGGTGCTAATGGTGGAGGAGGTGCAGCATCTCCTGGATATTCATTTATGTCGCCAACTATATTTATGATGTGGGGACTTAAAACTGGTGTTGTAAATGGCGCTAATACTATTGTGTTTCCTTCAGGTGGTGGATTTCCTACATTTGGATCAACTCCTTATCAAATTTACTTTACACCAACCGGTAATTATACCAATCTCACAACTGCCTTTCCCTACGTTAATAATTTCACGACAACGCAATTTAACTTACAGGTTAATTCTACAAACTTTGCTACAAGTGTTTATTGGTTAGCATTAGGGAGTGTATAATGGCAGTACAAAAGTTTCTTATTGGATTTACGGATGAAAATTCTGGATTCCAGACGAATTTGAAGCCTTGGTTAATTAATGATAATGCATTTGAGACACTAGAGAATGCGTATGTTTATAGGGGACGGGTTAGGAAAAGATTTGGATCTATTTTATTAGGTGATTCACAATTAAATTCTCGTGTAAGAATTTTTATGGGAACAACAGATGGGTCAGGAAGCTTTAGTGGTACAGTTCCAGGAGTAGAATTTGAAATAGGACAGCTATTTTCAGTAGGTCCTAATCCTGATATATTTACAGTTTATCAAACTGGTACACCAGCATCAATGCTATCAACTTCAGCAGCTACGGGAACTTATAATACTACCACTGGTCAAGTATCTATTTCTAATTCGCAGATCGGCGTTTCGGTATTTTTCTATCCGGCAACTCCAATCATGGGTATCACTCAGTATCTTTTAGGTAATGCAAATGATTTTTCAACGATTGCATTTGATACTCAATTCTCCTACATCTTCGATATCCCAACTAATTTTTGGGTGAGATTGACAGCTGGCACTTCAGTATGGACAGGTACGGATTATAATTTCTTCTGGTCGACGAATTATCAAGGTGCCACAGCTGATTTAAATAATTTATGGACAACTAATTTTGTACCAGCAGATGGTATAAGATTTTTCGATGGAACTACGTGGCATAAACCAGTTTTAAATTATAGCCGTGGAACTATTATAGCAACGACTGATGGATCAGGAAATGCATCGGGAACTGTTCCTGGAGCGACTGGATTTATAGGTCAAGTATTTATTATTGGCAATACGGCATTTGCCGTAGTTGTTTCTAATGGTGCATTATCTACAAGTAGTATAAACGGCACAGATATTATGGGATCGGGTACATTTAATACTGCAAATGGTATGTATACATTCACAGGTGCAATGCCTAATACATCTATATATTTCACAGGTAATAATTTTATTAGAACTGGTCTAATCATTGTTCAGTTTAAAAGTAGACTCCTATTATTAAATACAGTTGAAAATGTGAATGGCGTAGATAAAACTTATGTTAATAGAATTAGGTATTCGGGTATTGGAGATCCATCTTTCCCTACGCAATGGATGATGGATGTTCCAGGATATGGTAGTGCAACAGATGCTCCAACTCAAGAAGCCATTAAGACAGCCCAATTTCTTAGAGATAGACTTATAGTATATTTCGAATTTTCAACTTATGAATTAGCATTTACAGGTAATCAAGTTCAACCATTTGTATGGCAAAAAATTAATACTGAATTAGGTGCAAAATCTACATTCTCAGAAGTTCCTTTTGATCAAGTAGTATTAGGAATAGGTAATGTTGGTATACATGCATGTTCTGGTAATAATGTAGAACGTATTGATAGTAAGATACCATCATTAATATTTAGTTTTCATAATGATGAAGAAGGAACTTTAAGGATTGCTGGTATTCGTGATTATTATACTGAAATGGTTTATTGGACTTATCCATCTGAAGTACGAGATAGTAACTTTTATTTTCCGAATAAAGTATTAACCTTCAATTATGTTTCAAATGCTTGGGGCATTAATGATGATTCATTTACATCATTTGGTTATACCCTTTTAGAACTTGATACTCCTGGTGCTACATGGGGTGAGACAACAACGCCTTGGGCTCAAAACTTAGCTTTATGGAATAATAATGCTAGCGCTGATACCAATGTTAAATTCAAGTGTGTTGTTGCTGGTAATCAAGAAGGATATATAGTAGCTCTTAAATCGGATGTTGCCGAGAATGCTCCTGGATTACAGATTACAAATATGGCTTTATCTGGTGGTGGTATTGCTACTCTTTCTGTTATTAATCATAACCTAGCGTTTAATGACTTTGTGTTATTAGGCTCCGTAGGAGGGGTTACCTTTACTGATTCTTTGGGTAATACACTTGATAGAGTTGTTGCTCGAGTATCTGTCGATCCATTTCTTTCTGGAACTCCTAATTCTATTACTGTCACATCTTTAGATAATCTTGGCCAACCTATGACAATGACAGGAACATATATTGGTGGCGGTACAGTAGCAAGAGTAAGTAATATCAATTTATTAACGAAACAATATAACTTCTTTACATCAGAAGATCGTAATATCTATATTCCACGCGTCGATTTCTTAGTAGATAAAACTGAAAATGGCCAAGTGACTGTAGATTATCTCGTTTCCTCTACTACCTTATCTTTAGTTAGTGAAGGATTAGGAACTCTTGCGAGTCCTGGCCCACTTCCTGGTAATGGTACACTTGATACAAAACCATATGATCCATCTTTAGCGCCTCTTGAGAGGTTTCAATCAAGACTATGGCATCCCGTGTATCTTTATGCTGAAGGCCAATGCGTACAATTGCAGATATATATGAATAATTCTCAAATGTATAATTACGATTTAACAACAACGACCGGTCAGATAGAATATGTAGCCTTACAAGATTTCCAATTGAATGCTATGGTATTTTATGCGACTCCAACGAGCAGAATGCAATAGAAAAAGCCATACCTCGTGAAAGATATGGCTAAAAAAGGAGAGGTTTTTATGAATGTGGATCATATAAACATATTAAAGTTAATATGTTTGGGATAGAGATGCAAGGGGATGTGTAATGGCTAATCAATTTGATGCATTTTTTAGAGATAATACCGGTTTATTCATTCCAACAACTAATGTTTGGGATCTATATTTTGTTGAATCATTAACTAAAGATGAACAGTTAAGAAATGTTTTAGTTAAACTTTATGAAAATATGAATCAAATAGCTCTAGCTTTAAACAAAAAAGATAGTGGTGCATTTGTTGAATTTGAATTTATAAATGGACAGACATTTACGAATAATGCCATACAGGTATTTAGAAAACTTGTAGCTTGTGGCCCATTACCTGATAATAATACGAAAAAAATTCCACATTATATTAATCCTGGTAATTCATATTCTTTTACTAAAATTTATGGTTGTGCTAGTAATCCTATAAATTTGCTCTATATTCCTTTACCTTTGGCTAGCTCTACTGGTACAGGTCAGGTAGAATTATATGTAGATAAAAATGATGTAGTAATTACAACTTCAGCGACTTATTCACAATACACTACGACATATGTAGTTTTAGAATATATAAAGCAATAAAGGAGGTATAATGGCAAACGCTGGAAGACTAACGACAAAACAAATGAAAGCAGAAGCTAAGGCTCGAGGACAGCATCAAAAATCTGCTCTTGCAAAACAGCAACAACAAGCAATCGCTCAAGCTCAAGCGACTGGAACCCCAGTTCCTTTTGGAACTCAACCTAAATCATCTTTTTTTAAATCAACAGAAGCACAACCTGTATCAATCAATACTAATACTCCTCAGCAACAACAATTACTTCAACTCTTATCAAATTTAATACCACAAGGTTTGCAAGGGCTTAATCTTCCAGGTGAACAATCTAGTTTCGCACCCATTGCAAACCAGGCTCGATCTAACTTTAATGAAAATATAGTTCCAGGACTTGCAGAACGTTTTGCTTCTTTAGGAAGCGGTGGATCTTTAAACTCTTCAGCTTTCGGTCAATCATTAAGTAGTGCTGGCGCTGGATTAGAAAGAGATCTTGCTGCTTTACAAGCACAACATGGACTTCAAGAGCAAGGATTACAATCGAATAATCTTTTTAACTTGTTGAGTGCTGGACTTAAACCTCAGTTTGATTATGGAATTGCTCCTGGACAAAATTCTGGAATTCGTAATGTTTGGGAAGGTGTAAGACAGCCATTAATTAATGCTGGAATTGGTGCTGCTTTAGGTGGACCTGCAGGTGCTGCTTTAGGCGGATTATCAGGATTGGGAAGAGGTCAACAGCAACAACAGCAGCAAGGATTTATTTCTGGATTGGGTGGTAGTGGCGTAACGCAAGGTAATTCATTTGGATTTACGAATAATAGTCAAGCGCCATTCTCAGTCCAAGGTCTTTCAGGTCAACCATTAGGATATAATGATA